CGATTGAACTGCAGGTAAAAACTCCCTCAATGGATCAGTAGCACTAGACTCAGCATTAGTACCAATTGCTTTCACAAGCATCATTGGAACTTCTACATCTTTCTTTTCTAATCTAAATTCATCCTCAATCCATTCTTTAGTTGCATTTACATCACCATTAATCATCGAGATCAATCTTTCTCTAGAAATTTTATTCATTCTAGCGTAAAGAGCTTCAAACATTAAGTTGTCATACTTGAACATGTCAAGCATTTTTTCTTTAAGAATTTTATTTGGTGTTTGTCTATTTGCAGACAGGGTAAGATAATTACTTTTGGTAACTGACTTGGGTAGATTGGGTACATGAGAATATACTTCAGTCCATAATTCATCCTTAAGTTGTTCAACTGCTCTTGGATATTTTTTCTTCCATGCAGGTTTTCTCATAGTTGACCCAACATAAGAGTTGAGTTTTGGTTCTTTTGATTTTGATGTTCCTGCTTTGAGACTGATGCCCATAATTTTAGGAGCAACTTTTTTATTCTTAAACATTATAAAAATATCTCCTGCATGATTAGCAGGAACACCTGAGGGTTTTTCTCTATAACCCCAAACAACTTTTTCTATTTCTCTCTGGTGATTATATTCATAAATCCAATTTAATATTCCTACAGCATTTTCTAATTTAGTTTTTCTCATGGAAGGTCTAATCCTTGCCATCTTTGTAATATATTCTTTAGCAGACTCTATATTACTGGAATTTACAAAGGATTTACTTGCCCCATTAGAGGACAAATCAACTCCTTTAACAAAGTCTTCAAGTTCATCAGCAGTTTTAGGATGAACTCCAGAATTAAACGCAAGTGCAGGAAAAAGTTCTGTTATTGTAGAATTAATAGTGGTCTGTTCTCCACCAGACAAATATGGAAGATCTGCCATTATACTTTTTTAAATATTTATGGAGTTATAACCCCCCAAGATAGTCTTTCTCTACTTGATATGGAACTATCTCACCAGTCTTGAGTTTCCATGCATACTCCAGTTCGGGTAGTAACCATTCATGAACTGGAGCACATGCTTTCCAATTGACTGGTTGGATGCAATTCATCACAACTACAGTCCAGAATGCTGTTATGTAGTTAGTGATGGTTAGCATTAAACGTCTCCTTCTTCCCTGTTCTCAGAACTATAAACATCAAACTCACCACCAGGATATCGTGCTTTGAGTTTCTCTACATTCATCTCAATCACCTCATCAAAGGTTGTATCAAGTGCCATACATGCCTGTGCAAGATACCAACAGATATCTCCCAGTTCACGTTTCATATGAAAGACATTCTCTTCGTTGTAAGGTTTGCCTTGCAAAAAGATCTTCTTTACTACTTCAGTAAACTCACCTGCTTCTGCAGATAGTCCAAGAGCAGCAGTTAAGAGTTGAGTAACGTTGCAGTCATCAGTAATTTCAAGTTCACTCATACGTGCTGCAAGAACTGGCCAGTCAAGACTAGGATCACTGGTTACTCCTTTTACAAATTCAAGATACTTTACGGTGTCAACTTTTTTTTCCATATTGTTTAATTGTTGTTGATAAAATTCTTTAGTATACCCATCATTGAATGGGGAGTTTGCTTCAATTTGAAGTTGTAGTTTATTCATCAATCGTGATAGTTGGGGATGAATGGTTCTTGACAATTTGGGGGGAGTTCTTTAATTTCTACTTCTTTCCAACTACCACCAACACCGCCGTCCATATTAACAACGATATCTTTAGTTGGGAGTTGTTTGCCAGAAGAAATATCAATGATATTACCAGGTGAAGGAATGAACGAATAATAATGTCCTTCCCATCTACGGTTTCTCATACCAAGAAGGTTAACTGCATCCTTTTCGGCACCACAGTCAGCAATCTTTTGACCTCTAGGATTGAATACAGAATAGTGACCGTTCAAAACTTAAATCCCTCAAATGATTTTTTTGGTTTTGCTTCATCGTTATTATACTCTTCTTCTCTACCACTGTCAATGATATCATCTTGTGCTGACTGCTCACAATCATACAGACGCATCTTGGCACGGTCAATACCAACCACAAACCTCTTGGAGATGGTTGGATCATTGTATCTATTCTTTAATTGCTTCACCATAATTTGCCCGAGTCCTTCAAGATCTTCAGTTGAAATAAGGGCAAACATAAGATCAGCAGTAGCAGGGAGACCAAAGGACTCACTAGTGTCAGTAAGCTCAACATCACTGCTGCCATAACCAGAACGAGTGGTCTGCGTGGCAGAAACGATAGGGACGTTTGCTTCACAAGCCAATCCTCTAAGTTCTTCAGCAATAGCCTTGACAACTGTATATGAATTGACATTGCTACCAGCGCGATATCTTTCGGAAGCACATATATTAAGGTACTCAACGAAAATAATATCAGGTCTAAATGACTTCTTAAGTGCAAGTTCATTAAGAAGTGCCCTAAAGTGTCCACTATGTGCGCTTGCTGTTGGATATTCTTTAATTATGAGAGAACCTTGAGTTTTCTGAGAGAGTTTTGTTACCTTTTCCTCAAACATTAATTTGGGGAGATCTGTTATCTCTTGAATAGGTACATTGAGTAAGTTAGCATCAATTCGCTCCGCAATTTTCTCTTCAGCCATTTCAGCCGTGATGTATAATACGTTTTTCCCTCCCAGGAGTGCGGCAGCTGCAACATGACACATAAACAAACTTTTGCCGACACCAGTGCCAGCGAGAGCAATGTTAAGTGTTTTATTCGGGAGACCACCCTTCGTAATCTTATTGAAATACTCAAGGTCGAATGGGATTTTGTCTTCTTTGCGATGGTATGATTCATATCTTTCTTCATAGTCAAGTAAGTAATCATGTCCCACATGTGCATCAAAAGAGACTGCTAGAGCCTCTGATAAAATACTGGGAATTGCATCACGATCTTTGTCTTTGTCTTTCCCATCAGCAAGGGAGATAGACTCCATCAGTGCCAAATATATGGCACGATCTCGACACCATTTTTCTGTAGTATCACACAACCAATCATAATCAGTGGCAACATCCTCAAGATAACTAATAAATTTAGTTACCTCAGTAAAAGAAGTATCAGTAATATCCTGACGTTTTTCTACTTCAATACATAGAACTTCTTTGGTTGCAGGTTTATTATATTCCGTAACAAATTTTTCAATCTCTTGGAATACTATCTTCTGATGAGAATCTTCAAAGTAATCCGATTTAATAAAAGGAATTACCTTACGGAGATATTCCTCATTATAAAGAAGATTTCTTAAAATTAGGATTTCAACTTTGTCCATGCGGAATGTCAAATACGAAGGTTATACGTGTTTCATCACCGATATTAACGGTTCCATGAGGTAGTTTGTTATTGAACCAAAGAAGAGTTCCTGGTTCAACAATGGCAGTTTCTTTGCCACAGAAATATTGATACCTTCCAAGTATGGAAAGGTGATACCTGTTTCTGCTCAGATAGTATGTTCCTTCATCAATATGTGCCCCAACAATCTCATCAATAGGGAGTGAAAGAAAACCGCATCTGTGAATGTCTGCATTCTTAAATTGCTTACGTATGATCTTTCGGATCTCACTATGATGTGCATAGGCAGGAGTCTTGATGTTTATTTCCGAGTCTCCAACAAAGTCTTCTTTGGTTTTGACTCCACCCATTATAAGTTGAAGTGCGCTGATTGGCAAGTCAGCAAATCCCCTATCAACTAAGGACTGGGAGTCCTTCAGATCTTTCTGATGGTCCCAGTCCTGTGGATACTTCTTTAGTTGTTCAATAACTTTAGATACGTTGATTCCAGTTTTAATAACTTTAATCATTACATCTCTTGCTTATATTTTTTTCTGTTAGGTTCATTATCTTTTGGAACTACCCACATAAGATTGTCTCCATGATTATTCGTAGGATCAGCATCAATATGATCCACAAGAGCAGTATCTCGAATCCATTGTTTAGCAGACTCTGGACACATATCCCAGTCCTCTTTGGGAATTGGGGGATTTTTATCAATTGGTTTCCAAGATTCTGCAACAGCACGATGAACTGCTATTGTCATTTTCTGAGATCCTCCTTCATAGTTTCTACGAAATACAAAGTCATCAAATAAATTTTCTGGAATATAAACATCAAACTTAAGACAAGTATTGGTTTGACTTCCATCAGCATTGTATCTGGGTTTGTTAATCAAAGATAGAAATTTATTACTCTTTTCACTAAAAATTCTACCATCATAAGAAACAAAATAATGAGGTATAATTTTAGCATACCTAATCAATGGTTTAAATTCTTCTTGGTCGGGAAAGTTATTCCCATACAAGATACTTATAATACTCATGAACCGTAGCTGAATTCCTCTTTAGCAATCTCATCTAGTTTCTCCATCACCTCAGGCGTGAAGTATGTTTCTGGGTCTTTGTAGATTGCTTTGGCATAGACTTTTTTACCGTCTATCTCATAACGACCTGCAACATTTTTCCAGAGACCTCCCAGTTCACCCAACTCAAGAAGACCGTAATATCGATCAAGACCACGCTCATCGTAATAGAGACGTATGGTAACATCTTTATTCTCCTTACTTAAACGTGACTTGTGAGTCTTAGCCTTGACAAGGTTGCCGACCACTTCTGTTCCATCCTTCTCTTTCTTCTTGCTGAGATAGATGATTGTACTTGCTGCATACTTGAGACCG